CAAAAAAATGGGTTTACCGAAAAGATAGAACCTTTTTTAAACTTGGCATGGAAGGGGAGTGAAATATTTAAAACGTACAAAAAACATTTAAAAAGCGTAAAGTTCAAAGTAGAAGTAAAAGATTATAAGTTTACGGGTTTTGACCAAAAAACAAAGATTTATAGTTTTTTAGAAAGTATTAACGGAGAAGAAACTACTATATTTGTACAACCACTTTTCAGTATCGGTTATCCTTCGGAAAACGGTGAATATGGTGTAATACCAACGAAACTTGTTAAATTTTTTGTTTACGTGGAATCAGAAACAGAAGCAGAAACCAATTTCGATATACAAAAGGATGTTGATACAAATGAAGTAAAAGAATCAGTTTCAAAAAAAACAAATTGAAGAAATGGATTAATTGAAAAATAATGAGTTGCGCTATTAATTATGGTAAAAATTGACGAAATTACAAAGCTGTATGAAAATTTATTGATAAAAATAAAGAATGGAAGTGTTATACAAATCAATCGAGCTTTTAATGAAATGATTAATATAATATCTGAGACGTTAAGTTCAGATACAAACCATAATTTAAAAGTTAATAAATTACTTGTAAAAAAACTTTCAAAGATTGAATCGGCTTTTGTAATTAAATACAATAGTATTCTTTCAGACTATAAAGAAACAGCGATACAATTAGCTATAAGAAAAAACTTAGTTACAATACAATCTTTTACAAAAGGAATGGGTGTTGAAACTAAACTAATTCAATCATGGTTAGGAAGACCAAATCAAACGAGTTTAATCGGTAATTTGTCTGCTCGTGTTTGGAATGTTAATAAAGATTTTTATAAGACATTAGATTATACCTTACGGTCAGGGCTGCTTGAGGGGTCATCTGCAAATGATATTAAAGGGAAATTAACAAAACTTTTAAACAGTCCTAAAAATATTGATTTAGAAGAATTAGAAAAATTAAAAGAATTAAAGAGAAAAGGTATTATAAAGAATTTAGATGAAAAAGCATTTAAATCGTTAGAAGAAAGAATATTGAATTACAAACCGGGTCGAGGTGTTTACAAATCGGCAAAAAAGAATGCTTTTAGACTTGTAAGAAACGAAATTAATAGAGCTTATAGGCAAAAAGATAATGAGATACGTCAAAATTTACCTTTTATAATTGGTGTTGAAGTTAAACTATCCGGCTCACATCCCAAGCCAGATATTTGTAACGATATGGCAGGACGTTACCCAAAAGATTTTATATTTACGGGTTGGCATCCTGCATGTATCTGTTATCAGATTCCGATTCTTGCTTCAAAAGAAGAAGCAGCTTTAATGATTGCGGGCAAAGATGTTAAAGTAGATTATGTAAAATCAATTCCAAAAAAAGCAGAAACATATATAAAAGATAGGTCTGAAAATATTAATAAAATGAAGTCAACACCATATTTTATTCTTGAAAATGAAAATTATTTTAAAAAAATATTAAAATAAAAGCGATCTATTAAAATTAATTGTAATATTGTAATTAATATAAAAACTTAAATAAACGAAAATGTTTGAAAAATTATTAGAATTAGTAAACAAACTCCCTGAAGACCAAAGAGCAGGATTCGTAGCAGAGGTTAATGCACTAAGTACCAAAAACTTAGTTTCAAAACCTACGGATTTAGCAAAATTGATTGAGGATGAACAGTTTACAGATTTGAAAAAGCAATTTGATTCAATGTTAGGGGGTTATCGCACCAAATGGGAGAAAGAACAGACTGAAAAGGCAATTAAAGATAAAACTAACGTAGAACCGAATAGTGAAGAAAAAAATAAAGAAAACGAATTAGCAAAATTAGTAACTGAAGCATTAGCATCTATTAAAGGAGAAATTTCCAGTTTAAAGCAAGAAAAAGAGGTTGCAGACCTCAAAACTTATGCAATGAAAAAAGCGGAAAATTTGCCTGAACAATTCAGAGGATTGATAGAAGTATCAGCCGGAATGACACAAATAGAAGTTGATAAAAAAATTGATTTATTCACAAAAGCACACGAGACCTATTTAAAAACCATAGATCAATCACCGTTTTTAGGTAAAAATAAAACGGTAGAAGGAAATGTGGCTGATTGGAAAGAATCGTTGCCTATAAAAACAAAAAACAATGATAAAAACGCAAATTAACGGTTTGGACGTAGCTGCATTCCAATACCTTATGCAAAAAATTGAAGCAGAAACGGTGGAAAGATTTTATGAAAGATTTTTCCCGCAACAAACAACCGATAGATTGACTTATGAAGCTATTTCTGATTTTGCAGGTAAAGAAATTGCTGCTTTTACGACTACGTTTGGAAGTGAAGCGTCGGAGTTAGGTTATGAGGATGTTGTAAAATTGACAGGTAAAATTAAACCTATCAGTATTAAAAGAATTTTGAATGAGGAAGATTTAATCTCCTTACAGTCAGCTTTGCCGGCTTCGCAACAAAGAGTTAGGGAGAAACTTTACAACAACTTATTTGTTTGTAATCAGGGTGTTCTATCCCGATTAGATTACTATGCCATGCAACTTTTAAGCAACAACGGGAAAATTGAACTTACAAAGGATACAAATGCAGGTCATATAATTGAAAGTATTGACTATAAACTTGAATCTTGGCAAAAAGATACTGTAAGTGTAGCATGGTCAACTGTTGCAACAGCTAATCCGATTACAGATATAAAAGCATGGGTAAAAGCCAGAAAAGCAAAAGGGTATAATACCGCTTATATTTTAATGGATGATACCGCTTTTGATTACATGGCTTCATGTGCATCGGTTGTTGCCGAAACTACTTATGCAGTAGGTGGGGGTGTTGTAAAATCAGGAATTGTAACTTTGGATGCGGTTAATGTAACTTTAAAAGGAGCAAGACTGCCTCAAATTATAATTGTAGAAGACAACATTCAATACATAAAGTCTGACGGAACTCTCGATACTACAAAACGGGCATGGAAATCAGATTACGTTTCATTAATCGGGACTTTGGATCAAGGTATTACTTTAGTTGCACCCACCGCCGAATTTGATACACCCACCCTGCAAAAGTTGGCTGTTGTGTCGAAAGCAAACGGTGTAACGATGCAACAATATGGAACTACCGACCCGGTTTCTGACATTACGAAAGCAAAAGGAAATATGATTACAGCTTGGGGGAGAAGTAATGAAATTTTAACAGGAAAAGTAACTAACATTTAAACGAAGGTTATGACCAACTTAGAAGCGCTGCAAAGTCTCATTAATTTAGACATTCCGAATTTACACGAAAAAATTTTAATAGATAACGGTATATCGGCAGTCGATGATTATTTAGCAGAAAATAAGTCTACGATAGAGCTTTGCAGTGCATACGTATATAAAGTTGAATTAACTCATCCCGATTTTTCAGAGGGTGGGTTAAAAATTGCATCAAATAAAGAAGAATTAATAAAGATTATGAATGCTATTTTTAAGTCAAACAACCGAGAATACGAGGCAGTTGAACAGAAACCAACGATAAAATTTATGTCATTATGAGAAAGTATTTTACAGTCTATAAAATAGACAAAGACGGAAAAGAAACATTGGTTGAACCGAAAAAAGCAACAGACAAACTAATTAAAAGCGGTCTATTTGTTGAGGAATTAGATGCAATCATGTTTATAGAGAGCCAAAAGGCAGGAACTTATGTAATTAAGTCTGTTTACGAAAAAACAGAAATAAATAAATAATTAATTAATTAATTAAAAAACTTCTAAAATCATGGGAGAAATGAAAAAAGAAACATACAAGAACTATCCGAATCCTGTATTGTTCAAGGCAAATGTTAGACCTTTGCCGTTAATTAATTCGGAAAAATTACCTATAAAAAATGTAATCAAAGCGGGAACATTAATCAACACGGGAACACCTTTGATACAAAAATACGGTAAAGTGTATGAAGCTGTAACAGCAGGTCTTACAGTTAAAATGTATAAGGAGCATTCCTTTGGAGTTGGTGACACTATCTATGACGGAGCGACAGCCAGAACTATATCCGCAATCGTTGAAACGAATGACGATTACGATACATTTACAGTTGATGGTGTGGTTACGTTCACGGTGAATGAAGTTGTAAATAATGGGTTAACCGTTGATGCTTCAACAGTTTGCGTAGTTCAAACCGTAACGTTTGATGACGGAGACGATGTAACCGTTAATGTAACAGATTTGGTCGTTTTAAGTAAAGCAAGAATGCCTAATTACTATAACGCCGCAGCTTCTCATTCTTATGGAATCAGGGTTTGCGACGATGACATTCAGTAATTATGGTTAGTTTTAGTCCGAATACAATAGATTACGTGAGTATTAGTACAACTAATACAAACGGTGAAACAGTAGAAACATCGTCTATTGTATTAGGATTAAAATGCTTTATTGAAAAAAAGTCGGCAAATTACAAAGAATTGACGAACGGAGATTATATAACGGTTAATTATAACATTTATATTTATCCGAAAAATCAGCGAGATAAGTTGCCGTTAAGTCCTTCAAAAGATGATACGATTTTATATAATGGTTCTTCATTTAAAATATTAGCTTTTGAAAAATATCAAAAGCACATTTTAATAAAGATATGAGTTTTATACCAAAATGGACGGCTGCAAATATAACCTTGAATTTGGATACATTTGAAAAAGCAACAAAAAAGCAAATGGTAGATGCTTTGCATTATATAGGAAACGAGTTCATTGAAAATGCAAGAAATAAAGGTAATTATAAGGATAGAACCGGGAATTTAAGAAGTTCAATTGGTTATGCAATCTTTAAAAATGGGATAGAAGTTGGTTCTAAGTTTGAAATATCAAATGAAGATGAAAACGGTGAAGGAGTTAATTCCGGAAAGTCAGCAGCAAAAAGCATCTCAAAAACGGGGTTTGCACTTGTAGTGGTTGCCGGAATGGAATATGCAATAGCGGTCGAAAGCAGAGGTAAAAATGTGTTAACTCTATTTGCACCTACAATGGGTGAAGTTTCGGAAAATTTAAAAACATTATTGAAAGATGTCGGA